GCATGTGGAAGCCGTAGTTCTGGATGAGGGTGTTGAGGAAGACGTTGGGCAACGTCTCGGGAGCGATCTCTGCGCCTGAGTCGTAGTCGACGGTCCTCAGGGTGCTGAAGGCGTCGACGAACAGCTTGATCTCATCGAAGAAGCGTGCGTAGATGTAGAGCAATGACACCAGGATCTGGGTGTTGCTCATGACGCCCTGGCCTGGGATGCCGTTGCCCCCGAAGGGCGTGTTGCCCGCGTCTTGGTCCTCGGTGGTGCCGTCCTGGTTGGCACCTTCCAGGAGGTAGTGCTGTGGGATCAGCTTGGTGATGAGGTTCGGGTTCTCCTGGTCAAACAGGCTGGCGCTCGCCAGCAAGTCCAGGTTCAGGGCCACGACGGGCGGGTACGCTGGGAACAGGATGGGAGACTGGTCAGGACGCTCGTTGGTGATCGGGTTCAGCGGGTCTTGGGTGGAGTCCTGGCGCAGGCCGAAGCTGAAGTTGGCGATCAACGAGTGCAACGAGTTGCCGCTGGAGTCTAGGACGATGCTGTTGACACCTGCTAGGCTTTGGGTCCCATCGAGCGATCCCGTGGGTTCGTTGAACCTGAAATAGAGGACCAGGTCGCTCGTCGCGTACAAGGCCTTTGATGCGTAGGCCGCCTGCTGTTGGGGCGTGCGGGCCGAGTGGAAGACACGGAACTCGTCGATCGTCCCGCTCAACGTCTGCACAGGGGTCACCAGCTGGTCGCCGTATGTGAATGGGATGCCGATGCCGATCAGGAAGTTGGTGTCATCGATGGGCATGTCACCGATGTTGACCTGGGTAACGCTCTCTGCGACCGGGATGGACAGGGCGAACGACTCCAAGAAATCGACGCCGCCGTTGCGGTTCAGTTCGAAGGCAACGTGGTTGAACTGGCCCTTGTTGAGGGTCAGTGGCACCGTCATGAAGCTGGAACCCGACGCCACGACGAACATGGCATCGACCGACCCGGTTGACAGCGATTGGGTCAGGTACAGGGTGAAGCCGTCGGTGCCCACGCCGCTGGACGCCGACACCATCTGGCAGATGACCTGCACGTCGTTCGGGAACGGTGGCAGGTAGATCTGCATCTCGATCGTCAGGCTGTTGCTACCCGTCGGGTTGAGGACCACCTGCCCAGTCGCATCGTTCTGGTTGGTGACCAGCTGTGGGAACAGAGCACCCACCTTGTTCTGCACCGCGATCCAGGTGCCTGGCGACTGACCGTTCTGGCTCGTCGACCCAGAGGACGGCACGATGCCCGAGATCGTAGCGCTGACGAACTGCAACTCACCGTGGAAGGTGGGGAAGTTGTCGAAGACCCACTTGTCGAAGCCCGTCAGGTTGTCAAAGAAGACCTCAGTCTCCAGACGGGTCCCGTCGAACGGGTACCCGTTGATGACTTGGTCGAAGGCGAGGTTGACTTTCGCCTCGGCCGACATGAAGAACGTGTGGTTCTCGAACTGTGACCAGTCGACATTGAGCTGCTGGGTCGACTTCAGCGCGTTGTAGGCGGGATCGTACTGGAACGAGGCGGACGACTGGATGTTCGTGTCCGCGAGCGCCTGTCCAGTCAGCACCAGAGGCCTGCTGCCTGTCATGGCCGCCCTTAGAAAGGACGGGATGTAGTGGTTGACTGAAACGGGCATCGGCGAGAGACCTGGCCTTACGTATCAGAAACTACTCCCAGGCGACCACTCTGAATGGGGATGATGCACCCCTGTAAAGCTGTTGAGTGTTGTCTGTAACGACCAGGATGTCGATGACGTAGGCGTGGCCCGGTGCCAGGTTGGACGTGTCGAGGGTGAAGAACATGTTCTGCGAGTCGTTCGACAGCCGCGTCGAGTTGTAAGTGAGGTCGAATGGGATGGCCACGAAGCCGCCGTCCAGATCACGGATCTGGTAGTGGACGTCACGGATGATGATTCCGGGCAGCTCGACGGGCAACCTGAGGGCGTTGGTCAGGTAGGGTTGCGTGTAGTCCCAGATGTTGACCCTCAGCTGCTCCTGGGTGTTGTTGGTGTACTCCTCCACCAGGTTGTAGATGCTGATGTTGAGGTGTGTGGTTCCTTGCTGTGTCGGGCCACGCACCGGTGGGTATGCCTTGATGGCGGTGCCCGACAGGAACGTCACTGTCCCGTCCAGGCTGCTCCAGACTGGGATGAAGGTGACGCTGCCCGACATCTGCCACTGTGGTAGCAAGTTCGGGTTCTGCGAAGGCAGGTTGACCGATGCCGAGTAGATACCCGTCTGTGGGTTGCTGCCGAAGAACAGCTGGCTCGCCAGGAAGGGACCTGCCACGTACTGGACCGGGCCCAACGTCTGGCTGACGATGTAGTTGCCGCTGAACAGGAAGGGCCCGTCAGGGGCGAAGGTACCCGTTAGCACGTACTCGTCGAAGACGCCGTCCAACGTGCCAGTGAAGAACGCAACGCCTGACAGCACGGGAGAGATCCCGTCAGGCAGGTAGAAGGTGCCGCTCGGCACGAAGGGCTCCAACGTGTTGTAGGTGCCCGTCAGCTGGCCCACCAGCTGGGAACCCGTCGTCGAGTTGAAGATGACGGTCGAGCTGAGGACGAAAGTGCCGCTGAACAGGTAGGGCAGCTCTTGGGGCGACGTGATCTCCGCGGGAGCGAAGGTACCGCTGAGGACGTAGGTGTCAGCGATCGGGAACCCCTGCAGGGTGCCCGTGAAGATGCCTGAGCCCGTCATGATGGGTGTCGTCAGGTCGACGCCGTTGTTCGGCCCGGGACGATAGTAGAAGTTGCCGCTGAGGACGCCGTATGGGACCGGGCTGACGTAGGTGCCCGTCATGCCGCCGACCAGCAACAGGTCGTTAGCAAAGCCCGCGCCGTTGATGCTGCTCGAGTAGAAGCCAGTGAAAGCGATATTGGAGCCCGAGACATTGCCCGGGATGACCAGGAAGGCGAAGTTGCCCGACTGGGCGTTGACCACGCTTGAGGTGACGTAGCTGAAGTTGCCCGTACCCGCGAACAGGACGTCGCTGGTCTGGCCGAACGTGAACGGGCCATGGGGAGCCAAACAGACGCTGCTCGAGATCACTCCTGGGGCGGCCTGGGGGAACTGTCCGTACAGCCTCAGGACCAGGCTGTTGCTTCCCGTCACCTGGGTGGACCCTGACATTAGGTTGCCCAGCAACGAGTTCCTGACGTAGTTGTAGAAGAAGAGGTAGCTCGGTGAGTCGAGGTAGAAGTTCTCAGTGTCGTCCTGGATGCTGTTGTCGAACCTGACGAACAGGCGAGGCCTCTTCTCAACGTTGTAGGCATGGCGAGAAGCGAACCGCTTGACGAAGTAGGAGTGTTGGTCGCCCTCGACGGTCGGGCTGAACGCGACTCGGAAGCCTGCGTCTGGCAGCAAGCCTGCCAGCGTGGCGCTGATGATCTGTGTGACGTCAACGTCTAGGTCCTCGGTGCCCTTGACGAAGGTCTGTTGGACGACGGTGCTGAAGCCGTTTGATCCTGTGAAGTAGTCGCAGGGCAACGGGTAGAAGCTCGAGCTGGTGCAACCCGCACCCAGCCAGCTGCCCGAGACCAGCGACGAGCTGAACCAGTTGCAGACGTCGTAGTCCGAGTAGTAGACGACGTCTTGGCCGTGGCCCTCATCGAACGAGGCTGACAGCGGAGCCACCTGGACGTTGAAGTTGTCGGGGCACGCCTGGCCACCGTTCACGTCGTACAGGTGCAAACGACACGAGAAACTGGCGTTGCCTGGGTCAACAAGGCCCTGGCTGATCAGGTCACGCAAGGGTTGCAGGTCGAACTGGATCAGCAGGCGTGACAGCTCGACATTGGGCACGCTGGAGCTGCCCACCAGTGTTGACGTGTAGCCGTAGAGTTTGAACAGGTCCAGCGAGCTGGCCTTGCCCACGTTGCCTGACACCTGGGCCACGCCGTTGACGACGCGGTTCTGGACGTAGGCATCTTTGACTGGGTAGAGGACCTTGAACATCAGATCGACGCCTTTCCAATGATGTCGACGTCGGGGTACCTGACCTCGAAGATGCCGCCCGCGGGCGGGAAGATGATGTTCTGCTTGGTGGACGAGTCGACGTCAAAGGTGACGTTGCTGTACTGCATGTTAGCAACAGTGCCCTGGACGTTGGTGAACTTCATGTTGTTGATCGACACCACGCCTGGGATACCAAAGATCGCGTTGCGGACGTTGTCGATGACGATGGGCTGGTCGATCTGGAAGTTTTGGACTGAGAAGAACGCCTGCAACGCAGTGATGATGTTCTGGATGACGATCGTCCTGTTCAGGCTCGGGTCGATCAGGACGTCGAAGGTGAACTGCAGGTCAACGATACGTGCATCGAGGACGTCGATGGCGTCGCTGATCATCCGGTACGGGTTGAGGTACTTGACCAGGTTCTGCTTCAGCGTGTCAGGCGAAGTGATGAGCTGGCCCAACGGGTTGCGGCTGACGATGTAGAGCAACGTGGCCAGCGGGTTGTTGGGGTTGCTGCGCACTGCTGCCCGGAAGACACGGCCGAAGTTGGCCGGGATCGTGTACACCCGTGCGAGCAGGTCCTCGCGCGTGACGATCCTTTCCTGGCTGTTTCGGACCGACGGGATCAGGTTCTTCAGGTCGTCTTGGGTGGGTGCATCCTCGCCGCCCGAAGCAGCAACCTTGTTGGTCAGCGTCAAGCTGGACTTCACCGCACCGGCGATGTTGGGTGTCGGGTTGCCCGGGAAGATCATGTTCAGAGCGCGGATGCCCTGGATCGAGTTGGCGATGACGTTGTGGCTGAGGCCACCACCGTAACGGTAGCTAATCTGGTACGTGGTGTTGGCCGCAGCGACGCCGAGGGTCGTCGTCTGGAGCAGCTGTTGTGGGTTGACGCTGATCCGGGAGAACGTCGTCGTGTACGGGAACGAGATGGCGAAGGATGACGGGTCGGGGATGACGTCGTCATCAAGGCTGTCGGCGTTGCCGCCGCCGAAGGTCATTGTCGTCCTACGTGACAGCAGGTCGGTGTCCGCGGTGAAGCGGTACGGTGCCGGGATGACCTTGATGGTTTGGGGCACCAGGTCGTTGTCCGCTGCAGTGTTGAGGACGTTCTGGTAGACGGTGTCGTCCGCCAGAGTGTCGACCTGGTAGTAGATGTTGCCCAGCAAGTCGACGGCGCTGATGATCTGGGTAACATTCGGGTTGGACAGCGTGATCTGGTTGAACGGGATAAACCCGGGCCCGATGATGATGCTCTCGGTGACCTCCTGTCCCGAGATGCACAGGCCCGTCATCGCCAGGATGTAGGTCTGCGGGATGCCATTGCTGCCCTTCTGCCCGATCTTCGCCATGCCGTTGGCGAGCACGGCCAGCTGGCCACCTGAGTTGGTCGCGGTGTAGTCCAGGTCCTCCAGGAGGGCGAAGATGGTACCGTTGTTGGCCAGGAACGTCGAGTTGGCCTTGATGATGGGTAGTCCGTCAGGGTTGGGACCCAAGACACCGTTGACGCTGGATGCGGGCACCTCAAGGTAGAAGGTGACAGGCACCAGCGCAGGGCTAGCACCCACGATGGGCACGCCCGCAGCGTCCAGCAAACGCTGGATGTTGACTGTCTCGACGGCGGTCGTCGGGTCGAGCTCACCGAACTGGTGGTCGAGATAGAACGACATGTTGTCGCCCACATATGCCGCCAGGTCGAGCAGCAAACCTCCCAAGCTGTTCTCAGAGAAGTCACGGATCCTGTCCGGGTAGTACAGCTTCGCGTACTCCAGCAGGTTGTTCCGCAGCGCGTCGAAATCCTTGGCGAGGTACTTTCGCTGCCGGACTGCTTTGAGATCATCACGTTGAAGCGTCATGACACCCGATAACTACCCTTCCGTCACATCGCGTACAGCGTGACCTTGATCTTCTTGTTCGACACGTTGAGGCTCGGGATGCTGTACGTGATCGTGATGGTGGCTTGTGCGATCCCTTTGGTTACCTTGCCGACCCTGTCAAAAGTCGACGAGAAGTCGATGAGGACAACGTACGGCATCCAACGTTGGATGGCACTCTTGATGGCACCCATCGCGCGGCTGTCGAAGTCGTCCTGAGATACTACATCGCTCAGGAGGGGTCGCAGGTTGGCACCGTAGTTGTAGAGGCCCAACCTCTCCCCCCAGTTCGTCTGGAGAAGGTTCCGCAGATTGTCAGCCATCTGCTGACCCATGTCAGTGTTCGTCTGCAACAGGTCGGTCGTGCCCAAGACGAGGGGCGTGACGATCCCAATGGGGGCGGT